CTGGCACCCGCTGACGGTGGCGGCCTGGCAAAACGCGTGGCAATCCGCGATGGCGAGCCAGTGGCTGACTACGGACGCGGACGCGCTGGGACGGGTGGCGCTACTGTGGGACCAGTTTTACAATCGGCCATCGGCAGGAGTCATGGCTGAGATCCGGCTCCAAGAGCAGCGGTTTGGACTATCGCCACTTGATAGGAGCCGCCTCCAGTGGGAAGTCAATCGCGGCGATGAAGCTGATCGAAAGTTGCGCGACCGAGTGCTGCCATCGAAAAGCGTCTCTGGCGATCCGAGGGTGTTACTCCGGGCCGTCAAATGATCCTGACCGCACCCCATGACGATGGGCACAAGTACCCCACCTTAGGGCCACAGGTTGTTGACTGGATGCATGAGCATTTGGTATTTGGCCCTGGTGACTTACTAGGTCAACCTCTACAACTCGATCCAGAGCAGCAGGCGTTTATTTGGCGCTTCTATGAGTTGTTTCCGAAGGGTCATGTTCGAGAGGGTAGGCGGCGCTTTCAGCGTTGCACATTGTCCTTAGCGAAAGGATTAAGGAAGACAGAGTTGGCAGCTTGTATCGCGGCCGTTGAGGTGCATCCGGACGCCCCCGCCCGCTTCAACGGCTGGCGCGGAAAGGGCCTAGCTCGAGGACGAGGCGTGACCGACCCGCATGTGATCCTTGTGGCCTATACAGAGGAACAGTCGGACGAGCTGGCCTATGGCGCATTGAAGGCCATTCTCGAGCGGTGCGCTATTGGGGATCAGTTCGACATTGGTCTCGAGCGCATCATTAGAAAGACCGGCGACGGGAAAGTCGTGTCGCTGTCTGGCAGCCCGAACGCCAGAGATGGTGCGCGCACAACGTTTCTGTTGTGCGACGAAACGCACTGGTGGACGCTGCCGCGGCTGAAACAGGCGCATCAGACGATGATGAACAACCTGCCGAAGCGGACGATCGCAGACGCGTGGGCGCTCGAGACCACGACAGCGCCTGAACCTGGCGCGGGATCCGTGGCGGAAAGCACGATGGAGTACGCGCGCGCAGTCGCTGAGGGGTTAGCCGAAGACGCGACGCTGTTTTTTTTCCATCGCGAGGCGTCTAGCACTCACGATCTAAAAACTAAAGAGGGCGCACGGGCGGCCGTCATTGAAGCGTCAGGGCCGGCGGCGAGCTGGAGAAATATTGACGCCGTCGTTGGGTTATGGAGTGACCCGACGACTGATAGGGCCTATTGGGAGCGGGTCTGGTGTAACCGTCTCGTGAAGGGCGCGACACAAGCGTTTGATGTTGTTCGATGGGGCACGCTGACTCGTCCGGAGAATCCTGTTCAGCGCGGCGATTTTATTACGCTCGGCTTTGACGGTGCCCAGTTCCACGACTCGACAGCATTGGTCGCGACCCATATCGAAACCGGCTATCAGTGGATGCCCGGTTTGTGGGAGTGCCCGCTTGGGCAACAAGAATGGCAGGTTCCAACTGACGAGGTCGATCGCTTAGTACGGTCGCTGTTCGCGGACTACACGGTTTGGCGGATGTACGCCGATCCGCCCTACTGGCAATCATGGCTCGCATTGTGGGCCGGCGACTTGGATAAGGGTCGATCGGAGAAAGACAAGCGCGTTGTCGAGTGGTGGACCAACTCTCGGAAGCCGATGTCCCGTGCGCTGGAGAACTATCAGACCGCTATTCGTGACAGTAGTCTATCCCATGACGGCGATGTGCGACTAAAGCGACACTTGGGAAATAGTCGCAAACTCGAACTGACTGGCATGAAAGACGAGCAGGGGAAGGCTATATGGCTGATTCAGAAGGAACGGCCCGATTCCCCACACAAGATAGACGCGGCTATGGCATCCGTTCTTAGTTGGGAAGCACGCACGGATGCGGTAGCGTTAGGTGCGACTAAGAGACCGGAGTTCCAGGCTTACGTTTTTGGAGGCGCACGCTGATGGCCAAGCAACTGGCAGAGCCGCAGAAATCTGTCGGTGGCAGGCCCAAGTCTGCCGAACCGCTTGTGCCGGTGACAACCTGGGTCAAACCTAGTGAATACGACAAGCTCTGTCGTACGGCGCTGAAGCATGACCAGAAGCTCTCCGTGCTTGTGCGAAGCCTCCTAATCCTGCGCCTGCCTTAATTCAGTTTTCTTGACACGGTTTTTAGATAGGAAAAGGTAGTCGTCCAGCCTCTAGTCCTACGCTGTATGTGTAGTGAACCAACTCGCCTACAGCGCGCTAGAAATAAAAGCCATTGATAATGACCAGCGCATTATCGAAGGCATCGCTTCCAGCATAGAGCCTGACCAGTCAGGTCACGTCATGGAACCTAAAGGCGCGCAGTTCAAGCTGCCGATGCCATTCTTGTGGTTCCACAACATACGCGAGCCTATCGGCGAAGTCTTTGAAGCGCGCGTCGTTCCTGAAGGCATTTATATCAAGGCGCGTATTTCGCGAGTCGACCAGCCAGGTCGCGTAAAGGATCGGCTCGACGATGCGTGGCAGTCCTTTAAGGCCAGTCCTCCACTCGTGCGCGGTTTGTCCATTGGGTGGAACCCGATCGAATACGAGCCGATCCGCGGCACGTCCTACACCAGATTCAAAAAATGGTACTGGGGTGAAACGAGCGCGGTCACGACGCCGATGAACTCAGGAACCACCATCCTCTCAGTGAAGCAACTCGACTTGGCCGCGTCAGGCCTTCATACGCCCGGCGACACGGGCACGCTCCCCATTGTCCGTGCGCAAAAGGGCGCACCAGCTATGACGACCTCCGAACAGATCACTGCATTTGAAACGAAGCGCGCGGCGCATACCGCTCGCATGACGGCCATCATGACCGGCACAGAAGGCTCGACCCTGGACGACACGCAGCGCGAGGAATACACCACGCTCGAGCGCGAAGTCGACAGCATCGATGAACACCTCCCGCGACTGCGCAAACTGGAAAAGACACTCCAGCTGACGGCCACGCCGATCACCGGCACCACGTCCGCGACGACGGCCAGCGATCTGCGCGGTGGTATGGCGACGACTTCACAAGTTACCGTTCGCCCTAATTTGCCGAAGGGTACCGGCTTCACGCGCTTCTGTATGGCGATGGCTTCTGGCAAGGGTGATTCCTACGCCACGATGGAGCGCGCCAAGCAGTGGCACGAGACGACGCCAGAAGTCGAGCTAATGGTGAAGGCTGCTGTTGCCGCTGGCACAACGTCTGACAGCACATGGGCTGGTCCACTGGTTGTCTCGCAGCCGATCATCGACGAGTTTCTCGAGCTGCTGCGTCCGCGCACGCTGCTCGGCCGCATACCAGGGCTGAAGCAAGTCCCATTCAACGTCACCGTTCCGTCGCAGACAACTGGTGGCACCTACGGATGGGTAGGTCAGAACAAGCCGAAGCCGGTGACAAAGGCCGACTACTCGACGGTCACGCTGACCTTCAATAAGGTCGCCGGGATCATCGTGCTGTCGGAAGAACTCGTGCGACTCTCGACACCATCGGCCGAAGGGCTGGTGCGTGAGGAGATGATCGCCGGTATGGGCGCGTTCCTCGATCAGCAGTTCGTGGATCCTGCGGTGGCGGTATCTGCCGGCGTCAACCCGGCGTCGATCACCAACGGCGCGGCCACGATCGCCTCATCGGGCGTAACGGGCGCTGCGGCCAAGGTCGATCTCGCGTCTCGCGTGGGTGTGTTCGTCGCCGCTAACATTCCGTTGTCGGAATCGGTGTGGTTGATGAACGAGGCGAACGCTTTTGGCATCGGTCTGTCGATCAATGGTCTCGGCCAGCCGTTGTTCCCCGGCTTCAACGGTCAGGACGGCGGGCGCTTGATGGGCATCCCAGTGGTTGTGAGCAACAACGTGGGCGCGCGCATCGTGCTGGTGCATACACCCTCGGTGCTCTATGCCGACGAAGGTGGCGTGCGGGTCGACGTCAGCCGCGAAGCATCCGTGCAGATGGACTCAGCTCCGACGGATACCGTCGACGCGACGACCGTTTATCTGTCACTTTGGCAGAGGAATCTCGTGGGTCTCAAGGCTGAGCGCTTCATCACGTGGAAACTCGCGCGAGCGGCGTCAGTCACGTACATCACGACCGCGGCGGCGTACGTCGGCACGTAGAGCATGCCGAGATACTTGTATCGCGTGCAGTATGTCTACACAGACGGGACGTCGGCCTATGAGCCCGTCTGTGTAGCAGCCGCCACGCAACAAGAGGCCGAAGACGAAGTCAATGACGCGACGTCGCGGTATCCGGCAGCATTGGGCGCGACAAAGACATTGACGCTGGTGTCGGTGACATGAGGTTAGCGATTGGTGGGCCGACGCGCGACATGGTGCCGGCCAAGTTTGCCGTCCGTTTGGCTCTGCTGTTTGCCTATACACAACGGTGCGGGTACGACACGACAGAGGCGGATTTATTCATCGAGCACACCTACATCCATTGCGGTCGGGAATTAGTGCTTGAAGCCGCGCTGAAACAGGGAGCCACGCACTTATTGTGGCTGGATACCGACATGAAGTTTCCTCGAACGACTGCCGTGCAACTCCTTGCGCACGACATGCCGATCGTGGGTTGTAACTACCGAACACGGCGCCAATCGGATGGCCGTCAGACGGCTCAGCATGATGACGGTACGGTGTTTCAGACAACGCAGACATCGAGCGGCCTAGAAGCGGTGGACTCGATCGGTTTCGGAGTCGTGCTTATGCGGACGGGCATTGCCCTTGATTTGCTGCGGCCATGGTTCAAGCATGGACTGAACGCGCAGGGCGGCGACATCGGTGAAGACATCATGTTCTGCCGCGCGCTCAGGGCAGCCGGGCACACCATTTACATCGATCACGACCTCTCGAAGGAGATCGAACACATTGGCCAGTACGACTACAGCACGGTCGAGTGTGAAGCCGTCCCAGCCTGACGAGATCGTGGAGTTGAGACCGCCTGGCGGGAACAGCACCACGCTGAAGATCTATCGGCATGCTCCAGGTCCTCAGGATCTGCAGTTCTTCTTGTCGAAGGGCTACACGATCGTTGAACAGGATCCCGCTGCATGAAGGAAACTGCGCTCGCACTCGATCCGTTGACGCAGGGCTGGTTCAACCACGGCTCCAAGATCCTCGAGCTGGTGGAGCAGCATCGGCCGAAAGTCTGCGTGGAACTTGGGTCATGGCAGGGTGCGTCGGCAATACCAGTCGCCCGGTCGATTCGTCGGTGGGGCGGTACGCTGACGTGTGTGGACACGTGGGGTGGCGACATTCACGAAGCCAACGGCACACCGTGGATGCTCACGAGTTGTGCGCGGAACATTGGACTCAGCGGCGTCGCCGGCAATATCAGACTGATCCCGACGACGACACGGGATGCCTCGGCGTGGTGGACCGAGCCGATCGACTATCTCTACGTGGACGCCGATCATTCCTACGAGGCCGTGCAAGCGGACCTGCGCGCCTGGGTGCCGCACGTCAAGCCGGGCGGGCTGATCCTCGGCGACGACTACGGACACCACAGTTTTCCTGGCGTCGCGCGCGCGTGGGACGAATTCGAGTTGGCCCGCGGCTACACGTTCACGCGGTATCAGTCCGATCCTCCAGAACCGGCCGGTATTCAGCTTATTTACGGAGTGCTTCCCCATGAGTGACAAACCGCAGGCGATCAAGGTCGAGGCGCTGAAGTGGCATACCTACAACGGGAAGGCCTACGACGTGGGCGACACGTACGACTTTTATCCTTCCACTGAGCCGAGCGGCCTGTCTGCCGATGACCAGGTCGCCAGCCTGCAAACAACCGGATTCGCCGCCCGTGTGGACCGTGCGAAGGTGGCCAAGGAGCAGGCGAAGGCCGCTGAGGCCTCCGTCAAGGCGCAAGCGAAGGCGGCAGAGAAGCCGGCTAAGGCTCCGAAAGCTCGTACAGCGCGGCCTACTAAGCCATCCAAAAAGAGGTAACGGCTATGGCTCCAGTGAAACCGATAACCACGGAAGATTTCCCGACGCCGGCGAAGCCGATCGAGGCCCCGCCGACGCCGCCACCCGCCCCGCAGCCGAAAAAGGGCTGAGTGAAGTTCGGCCCCTTCGAGATCACGCGGACGAAGCAGATTCCGTTGCAGCCGCTGAGTTCGCGCGGGAGCTGGTGGCCCGTGATCCGTGAGCCATTCCTAGGTGCGTGGCAGCGTAACCTGTCAATCAGCACCGATACCGTGCTGACGTACGGCGCGGTATTCTCGTGCGTGTCGATGATCTCGTCTGATGTGGCTAAGTTAGCATTCAGGTTGGTTGAGGAAGTCGAAGACGGGATCTGGGTTAAAACGAGCAGCCCCTCATTCTCTCCAGTGCTCCGCAAGCCTAATCACTATCAAACGATAGATAAGTACATTCAGCAGTACGTCATCTCAAAGCTGATCTACGGCAACGTCTACGTGCTGAAGCAACGCGACGGGCGCGGCGTAGTGACGGCGTTGTATGTCCTCGATCCGATGCGCGTGACTCCGCTTGTCGCAGCCGATCAGTCGGTCTATTACGAATTGAAGCGGGATGATCTCTCGGGGTTGCCGCAGGAACGTATCATCGTGCCAGCGAGTGAGATCATTCACGACACGATGAATGCGTTCTATCACCCGTTGCTCGGAATGTCGCCAATCTACGCCTGCGGGCTGGCGGCCACTCAGGGTATTTCAATTCAGAATAATTCCAATACATTATTCGCCAACGGCGCTATACCTAGCGGCGTGCTCTCGGCGCCAGGTGCCATCTCCGACGACACGGTCGCGCGCGTCAAGGCCACGTTCGAAGCAGGCTTCAGCGGCAGCAATATCGGTCGCACGGCTGTACTAGGTGATGGGTTGACTTACGAACAGATGACGTTTAAGGCTGTCGACATGCAACTGATCGACCAGTTGAAGTGGACAGGCGAGAACATCTGCACAGCGTTCAAAGTGCCTGCTTATATGGTTGGTATTGGGCCGCCGCCGCCGTATGCCAACGTCAATCCACTCATACAACTCTATTACAATACATGCATCCAAGAGCAAACGACGTCATTCGAGATCAAGCACGATGAAGGATTGGGACTGCTAGACAAGATTGATGGTCGACAGTTTGGGACCGAATTTGACGTGAACGATCTGATCTGGATGGATTCCGAGACCAAGACTAAAGCCGCCGCTGATGGGATCGGATCCGGCGCAATGTCACCGAACGAAGCTCGCAAGCGGTATTTCGGTCTCGGCAAGGTAAAGGGCGGCGAGACACCGTACCTGCAGCAGCAGGTCTTTTCGCTTGCAGCATTAGCAGAACGTGACGCCGATGATCCGTTTTCTAAGCCCGAACCGGCACCAATAGCGGCATCACCAGCCGACACCGAACCGACCGCAGACGAGATGGATCAGGCGGCCAGCATGACGGCGCTGCGCCGGAAAGCAGTGGAGGCGTTTTGTGTCGCATGATCCTAACGATATGGCGGACCTGGTGATCCTGACGGTCAAGGCCGCGCTGACGCCAGTCCTCGAGCGGCTCGCCGCTGCGGAGGCACGGCTCACTGGGTTGCCGCTGGCTGAGAAGTCCCTCGGTGAGCTCCGCGATCGTATGGTAATGATGGAAACAAAGGCGGCTGCACCCGTCTTACCGATCTCGGTAGATTTTGCGCCAGTGCTCGAGCGCGTGGCCGTAACTGAGTCACAAATTGGTCGCTTGTCCGGCATGGAGGATGCGATCGCGGAAGTGCGAGATCGGCTCCTGGTGACTGAATCTCGTTCGAGTGTGCCTCCGGCGAGTCCGCCGCCAGAACCAGTCGATCTCGCACCAGTCCTCGCCCGCGTCAACGATCTACACGTCAAGGTCGCCGTCCTCGAGGCGCGTCCTGGTTTGATTGGTCCGTCTGGTCCTGCCGGGAAAGACGGCCGTGACGGACAGAACGGCAAAGACGGCGCGGACGGCCTCGGCTTCGACGATCTCACACTTGCGCAGACGGACGAGCGCAGCCTCACCGTGAAGGCCATCCGCGGCGATCGCGTGAAAGACATTGGCACCGCCACCTTCCCGGTGGAGATCTATCGCGGCGTCTACGTTGACGGTCGTCAATACGAGCGCGGTGATTGCGTGACGTGGGGCGGTTCAGAGTTCCACTGCAATGAACAGACGACGTCCAAGCCGGAACAGTCGAAAGCGTGGACGCTGAAAGTGAAACGCGGACGTGACGGCCGTGATGGCAAGGACGCGCCCACGATCCCAGTGGTGTCGGTTGTGAGGCCGTCATAATGAACTCGCTTGTCACGCTCGAGCAAGCGAAGGCGCACCTCAGAGTCGTCATGTCTGATTACGACGACGACATTCAGTTGAAGTGCGAACAAGCGACAGCGATCGTGATTGATTATCTGAAGATCGCGACGGTGACGTGGACGATGGACACCGTTCCTCAACAGGTGCAGGCGGCGATCCTGTTAGCGCTCGAGGATCTGCACGAGCATCGGCCTATTGATTGGGAGTTGCAGCGGCGGCTGCTCGAGCGGTCGCGTGATCCGGCGCTGGCGTAATGGACATCGGATCCCTTCGCCATGTCGTCACGATTCAGGCGCCGATTGGCGTGCTAAGCGAGACTGTCCCGGTCGACGTGGCCTCGTCTGTCCCGATGGCGCTGATCGTGTTGCCGCTCGCGTTTCAGGCGCGCGAGACGCTGGCGCTTGGTGGGGTGCAGAGTCAGACGATCTACACCGCGACGTGCCGGTATCGCGAGGACATTCGGCCGGCGTATGTGTTGAGAGAAGAATGCTGCACGCACCGCGTGTTTCAGATTCTCGCGGTGATTCCCGGCGATAAGCGGGACTCGTTGGACATGACATGCGTGACGAACGGATAGGCGATGCCGTCAGAAGTCGTCCTCGGTCCGATCTATACGGCGCTCAAAGCGCTTATGGCCGCCTATGCGCCGTTGACGACGTTACTGGCCGTAAAGACGCTCGGTGGGACGCCGGCGATCTACGACGAAGGCTCGGTGCCGCAAGGTTCGGCCATGCCGTATGTGTTGATCGGTCTCGGGACACAAATCCCGTGGCACACAATGGGCGATGCGAACGACGCGGCCGCGAAACGCTGGGGCTGGAACTCCACGGTGCAGATCAAGGCCGTCGGGCAAGGGACCGAAGCGAGCGGGTTAGTGATTCTCAGTAAAATCGCCACCGCGCTCAAGGAAGGGACGACGCTGACGCTGACGGGCTACGGATCGGCGTACTGCGACGAGTTTCTCGTGCAACCGACGATCATTACGACGTCAGCCGGCGTCACAACGCGGGAGTGGCCCGCGATTCTTCGCGTCTTTTGCCATGATGGACCTTAACGTGACGTTGGCGCATCTCTACGCACTGCGGGCGCATCTGGATGCGGTGATTCTGGCGGCTGAAACGGAGGCCGGACCGGGACAGACGCCACTGGAACCGGGATCGTGTCCGCAGTGCGGGGCGTCAGCCGACAAGATTGAAGATCGGTCGACTCTGGACGGTACGCGACGCGATCGATGCACGAATTGTGGGTATGAATGGGAACGGTTCCCCGTGGAGGCGCAGGCATGACCCCAGACACCGTCCATTTCTGGGCGCAAGTCATCCGCCACCAACGGGCGCTCGCGACTTCGTTCGAAAAGTGGGTGGAGAAGCAACAAGATCCCGTCGTCGCGCAACGAGAAATGCGGGAACTGATTCTGATGTTTCGGTCGGTGTTGGATTCCTACGAGTGGCAGTTGCAGCGTGTGTCCGTGGATTATGAGCAGAATCGCAAGGTAAGTTAGTCAGTCGTTGGGTCGTGAAAGTAGCGCAGCCCTCTCCTTGTGAGTCGCCTGTGCTCCCCGAAGAAAACCAACCGTGGCGCAGGACGAACTGAGCCTGCCGGTTTTTAAGTAGGGAGCATTCACATGATTCGCGGAGCAGGACTCTCATTCAAGCTGGCCAGCGCCACATTCGTCATGACAGAGATCGCGACGTGGCTGAGCGATCTCGGGGCGGATGCCTCACCAGACGAAATCAGCGAAACATTCTTCGATCCAGGCCAGATCAATCCAATCAAACTCAAACTGTATGGCGCGGTTGAGCGGAACTATCACTTAACCGGACGCTGGAGCGCCGCCGCAGAAGCCTTCTTCTCGGCGCTCGGAGGCGCAACGAATGTGGCCTTTGAGCACTCCCCTGAAGGCACGGCCGTAGGCAAGCAGCGGATCTTCGGATCGGTCAACGTGGGCGCGTGGTCTGGCCCTCAGCAGCAAGCCTCGGGGTTTATTGGATTCACCATCGATCTCAGCATCGTGTACCGCGGAGTCGAAACTATTATCACGCCGCCAGCGACCCTTGCCATCACATCCTCGTCGGTCGCGGATCCGACTGTGTTGGTAACGGCTGCGCACGGGATCACAATCGGGGCGGCTGATGTGGTCACGATCGCGAGTCACACCGGGTCGACCCCGAGCATCAACGGCACCTTCTTGTTCACCGCGTTGACGACCACCACCGGCACGATCCCAGTCAACGTCACCGTGGGTGGCACCGGCGGCACTATGCAGAAGTAACGGGTAGGCACGACAACTCCGGGCGGCGAGTAGGCGCCGCC